TTTAATACTAAACGAGAACTCTACAAAAACGCAACTACTTTTTTATAAAATGAAAACACCCACAAGCATAGGGTAGATTTAGCTCTGTTACCTCTGTTGTTAAAGGATTGCTTCCATCATTAGGAATAAGAAAAAAATCGCAGTCATACTCGCTAAACAAATTACGAATATAGACAGGGCTGTAAATACGATGAGCATTAAACGCAACAACCGGCCTTCCAACTGGTACAACAAAAAGCAAGTGTTTTGCAGCCATCTTTTTAAGATTGTTGATAGCTTTGAGATCACCTTCGTTATCAAGTTCATCTCCATATCTCCCTAATCCAATGTGTTCTACAACATGACAACACGAAATACATTCTGCTTTTGCTAATGGGTACGCTGTTAAGTCGTATTGAGCTACCAATAGGTTTGGTACTGACAGTTTTGGCGCTCTAAAATCGTAGAATATTGTAGGTACAAGCGCTGCTGCACAGGTAGATAAATGTAAGCTAGAGCCAATATCTATATGGCTTCTAGGGTTAATCTCTTTTATTTTTCTGATTGCCCAGGCTACATGGTAAATGTAGTGTTGATCGTATCCATGACTAGAATCATCATTTAGACAAGGAAAGGCAGCTAGATCAAATCTTGTTTCATATTCTGCAAACTTTGTAGCTTGATCTATAAATTCTTGTTCTGTCATAGTATTAAAGTCTTTAGAAAGGTTACTGCTTTCTGGTGAACGAACCTAGCCTACCTAGATTCGCCTTCATCTGCTTACTGGAGCCACAGAACCCGTCAGTCTTGCGAGGCACAGGCACTAACTTCGCCACCTGTATTGCGCTATTTCAGCCTCTTACCCTTCTAGTAACGCTTTACTGCTCCTATGCCGCTACGATGTCGTTAGAGCCGCCAGCATAGGAAATGGTATCTTACCCTACAACTCCACTTCTTTGCAAGCCCATCTGCCGTTAGGTTGTTTGTACCAGCCTAAAATAAGGATGCGCCACTTGCTGCGTATAAGTTCCGGCAGGTATTCAGACTCGCTAATCTTTTTAACCCTACTAGACATATTGGATTTGCTAGTAATCTGAACCCCTACGGTTTCCCCATTCCCTACCGCCAATATGTCAAATATATGGAATAGGTCTTTCTTGCGCCTGGTAAAAGCATTGTACGACTCGACCACATCGCACTTATAGCCCCTAGACTCCAGCAAAGCCACAGTACGGCTGTTTTGGCTATTAGCCAAGGTCTTGCTCGGTAATACGGCCTTCCGATGCTTCCACGATCTTTTGATGCCATTTAGCAGGGATGCCGTTACGCATCTTCCAAGCATAGGCCGTTACATACTTAACCCCTAATACTTGGCATAGATTCTTGATTGAGCCAAATTCAGCCATTAGTTTTTCAAATGCAGTCATGGTTTCTCCTATGTAGACTTTTATTCTACATTAAAAAAAGTGTTGGGCATAAACCACAGTTTTAATTTATGCCATTTAATGCCATTTATTGCCCTTGTGTGTAAAAAAGCAACAGTTTGCAAATATTTCTACAACTGCTTGCAAATCTCTACATTTGTAGATTAGTATGGATTCATGCAGTACAGATTAACCACTCGTGAAGGAGTAAACATGAAAGACATTATTTTAGGCGGTATCTTTGGAGCAGTAATAGTATTCTTTGCTGCAACGGTTTATGGTTTTCGTGTAGGTGCGCTATGACCTATAACAACGACAACTACTACGAGCCAGAAGATGACAATTACTCAATCGAGTTGCAAGAGCGCATCTACGATGCCGTCAAGACTGATCCAGAGTACGACCCATCCGACATATTTAAGTGGGGCGAGGCTCTGCAACAGAGCTGCAACAATGCCGAGCTACAGGCTTTCTTGCGTGATTGCATTGAAAAGAAAGAATGGGAGAAGTTAGGCAGGAAGTTATACTACCTGTCCTTTGAGTACCAAGAAAGTCATGCAGAATATTTTTTAACCAAGTGAAGGGGAAAACCATGTCAGTATTTATTAAATTAAACCAAGCTCGTATACGGCTACAAAACACAGAGCTTACAAAGTCAGGCCATAACAAGTTTGCTGGGTATCGTTACTTTGAGTTGGCTGATTTTCTGCCCACCGTACAGACAATCTTTGCCGATCTAGGACTCTGTGGCATTGTGTCTTACGGCACAGAGATAGCTAGCCTGTCGATTGTAGATACGGAAGATAACAGCAATATTGTTATTACTAGCCCAATGGGGTCTGCGGCTCTAAAGGGCTGCCATGAAGTCCAAAACATCGGAGCTGTAGAAACCTATCAGCGTAGGTATTTGTGGGTTACGGCAATGGAGATCGTAGAACACGATGCGCTGGATTCGTCTGAGCCGCTAAAAGCAGAAGAAAGCCTAAACGCCTGTATCGCCAAAATTAAGGCAAGCGATAGCCCTGCCAAGTTGCGGACTGCCTTCGCTACATTATATAAGCAATACGCAGACAATAAAAACATGATTGACCCAATCCAAGCTGCTTATAACGAAATGAAAGCTAAATTCAATGAAACTAGCGAATCAGCAGCCGGATAATGTATGTTCAGAGTGCGGAACAAAGTGGGGAATACACAGACCAAAAGACCACCATTACAGGATATGGGTGGAAAAGTGCGATGTGTGTTCCGATTTGAGAGCCGTATGCGATGTTTCAGAATATGGATATTTAAAGGAAGGCTGGGATGGTGGAAAGGAAATTCTGTACTAGTTGCCAGGTGGAAAGATCAGCTAGTGGTTTTAAGCTGGTAAAGACCGGCAAAGTAACTAGGTGGAGATGTGAGGTTTGTTTAAAAAGAACGGCAGAGCAAAAATATAAGGGGAAGAAAAGTGAAAAATAGTTATGTTTATACCAAGGCTGGAACAGACATTACATTGCGCTGGAAGAAGATGTATGGCTATACGCCAGCTAGTGAGCAGGCTCAGTACATTAAGAAGTGGGCTGACTTTCGGGAGATGTGCGCTAGAACGCTAGACGATGTGCAGCCAGCGTTTAGCAAAGAAGTCGTTAATTTAAGGTTTAAGCGAAAATGATAAATAAACATTGTCTTGATGCGTTTAACAACTTAGAGAAGATTCCGTACCATCCGCAGGAATACTTTGCGCTTGGATGGAACGCTGCGATAGATGCCATGTCTGCTGAGTTTGCTAGAAAATGGGAAATGGATGAGCTTTCTGATGTACCATTTATAACCCAGCCAACTAACGAATCATTGGAAGATAAAGAATGAACCAAGACTATTCAGAAGTTTACATAGATGCCATGAAAACGCTTAAAAGTTTTTATAACCATCAGCTAAAAGAAGATTATGTAGAAGCAGCAATAGCAGCAGCAGAAGTGGCAACATTGGCTAGTCAATTAAAAGTAATCTCAATGCAAAAGGCAGACATATGATTGAGCAGGGATCGCCAGAATGGTTGGCAATTAGGCTAGGCAAAGTAACCGCTAGTCGGATTACTGATGTGCTTGCTAAGGGAAAGTCGGGCGAGGCTGCCACTAGAGAAGATTACCGCACAGAATTGGTAGTCCAAAGGCTCACAAACGACCCAGGCGAGTCGTTTACTAATGCGGCAATGGAATGGGGTACGCAGACCGAACCAATGGCTAGAATCGCTTATGAGGCGCAGGCCAATGTGTTTGTAGAACAAGTTGCGTTTGTAGATCATCCTACGATAGAATGGTTTGGATGTAGCCCAGACGGGCTGGTTGGTGAAACTGGTTTACTAGAGATCAAATGCCCATCTAGTAAAACGCATATTAAGTATTTGTTGGGTGGCAAACCGCCTGCAAAGTATTTGCCACAGATGCAATGTCAGATGGCAGTAACAGGCCGTGAGTGGTGTGATTTTGTAAGTTATGATCCACGCTTGCCGGAAGATTTGCAGTTGTTTGTAGTGCGCCTTGATCGGGATGAGGAATACATTAAGGCGATGGAAGCAGAAGTAGAAAAATTCCTCGGTGAAGTGAGTGAGATGTATTCTAAATTGAAAGAGAGAAAATAATGGCTGTTAAATATGATGTAATTTGTAAAAATGGTAGCTACACAGACAAAACTGGTGCTGAAAAGACTAAATGGCTTAAAGCAGGAATTTGCATGGAAACAAAGCAAGGTGGCCTAGCAATTAAATTAGAGTCTTTGCCAGTTGGATTTGATGGATGGCTTACATTGTCAGAGCCAAAGGCAAGAGATAATTTTACGCCCCGTGGCAATGATGAAATGCCAAGAAACCGAATCCAAGACGATGATATTGGTAGTGTCCCCTTTTAAGGAACTAATATGAAAAAGATAGCTTTAGGTTTAGTAACATATATGTTACTTATGGGCGTAGGATATGCCTGCCAAACAACGACAGTTATTGTCAATGGCAAGATGACTACTTGTACGGTCTGCGGCAACATTGTGACTTGCTTTTGATATGCAACAACAAGTCACCGACCTGGTATTAAAGTTTCTAAGGCAGGGTTTTACGATTGAGCAGATAGAGAAAGCGTTTGAAACGGAACTAGAAACAATCCGTAAAACAGCGCCAATGCTAAAGGCTCAAAAGGAATCTGCTTTAGCCCCATAAACCCCACTAAGAGATAGGCTGCATCCTTCACAAGTTTTCTGCTAGTTCACTTCCTATCAAACTAGCACCTATGACCACCAAACAATTCAATCAAGAACTCCATGATCTGTACGATCCCCCAGCGAGGGAGGCGGTGACGAAATGGGTAAAGATGAAGTGGGGGTTGGAGTGTAGGGAAAACCCTAATGTGTATGGAGTAGATTTGCTCGTATATAGAGCAGATAAGCTAGTTGGCTATGTTGAAGTAGAAGTTCGTAGCTGGGATTACTGCCACTATCCCACCATTCACTGCCACCAAAGAAAATCGAAGTTATTTCAGCAAGATCGGCCTGTGCTATTTTTTGCACTAACTCAAGACTTAGTCCATGCGTACTGGGCGAAAGCTGAGGTGATTGAAGGCTGTCCATTGATAGAGGTCAAGAATAGTGAAGTTCCTGCTGGCGAGTTGTTTTTCGATGTCCCAGTCAAGCATTTTAAGTATGTAGACCTTACCCAGCTATTTTGATACGGATGTAATCCAATCTTGCAGCGATACTAATTGGAGCGTGGTTTCAGCGCATTGTCCAATAAATACTGGGTCGGTGGTTTTTTCATCAACTCGATGGGCGGTGATGGTGGCGCTGGGCAGTTTGTTGGTGTCTGGGTGGCGCAGCCGGTCATAATAATGGCGCAAAGCAACAATCTTAGCTTCATATTCCCTTTTGCTATTGTCAGCGATTAGTTTGTTTTTCTGTTCAATCTGTTGATTGATTTTCTCTTGTGCTTTGGCAGATGCCTCTAGTTCCGATTTAAACGCATCAAAGCGCTTCTTTTCAAATGCGTAACCCCGATAGTAGCCTGTGCCAAATAAAACGGCTATAAGCCCGATTATGGCGATTACCTTGTATAGCGGATTTATAAGCCCAAACACTTTTTATGTTCCTCTTGTCTGCGTTTAGTAAGACCTGCTAAGGGTTTACCCTTAAACTGATCCCAGCGTAGGATTTGATTACACGCCCCTACATAGTCTTGTGTGTTTAACTTGCGTACCAGCGTTGATTTGCAAAACGCATTGCTGCCGATATTGTAGGCAAGGCTGGTATAGGCATCGTACTCGTATTGGTGTAGCGGTACGGTTACGCACTCTTTTATTGCGCCCTCAAAACCCTGAACATCTCGCATTGCAACAGTAAGCGCTCTTTCTGGCGATGTGCGATCACCTAGTTTAACGCCTGTAGTCGTGCCAAAGCCGATTGTAGGAACATCTCCGGCAACAGGTATGTAGGCATTATCTCTGTAGCCTTCATGGACTAGCAGGGCTACTAAGGCCGTAGCAGACAGGCTGATGGTAGCTATGTGTTTTCTGTTATACATCTCGTTGAGCGACCAGGCGAGAAACAAAAGCAAGGGTAACGAAAACCAAAGATAGCGCAGCAAAAATGTTTCTAGGTATGTTCTCATGGAATAAAGGCAAAATTACCTCAATGCCTGATAGCACACCTGCAATAAGCATAAATCGGATAGACCAAGCCTTACGGAGTATCTCTTTCCAATTATCGTACAGCTTCATTTTTTGAATAGATCGAACACAAAGGCCAAAGCTATTCCAGCGACTAACCAAATAGAACGATTGACAACGCCAAAAACAGAGTCTTTACCAGCGTCATCTTTTTCTATTTCAGATACTCGTTCTTCTATTTTTTGTTGGCGTTCTTCGTAATGCTCGATGCGCTTAAAAATAGTAAGCATCCGTTCTTCCATTCGAGCCAGGCTTACGACTGCATCCGCAAGTTTATCTAGTTTGGCCTCTATTCGGCTTAGTCGTAAATCTTCCATGCTGCCCTCTTATTATGGAGCTACAGGAGCGACTTCTTTTTGTGGAAACACTAACTGTAATACAGCTAACTGATCTACAGATGTGCAAGCGTTGATAGCTGTTTCATTGTCATTAGAGGCTGTACGAATAGCGGCTCTTTCAGCTAATGTTTCAGCGCTTGCTGCAACACCAGTTTCAGTAGCACGAATAATCTTCCAGTCTGATTGCGACAACATAGAACCAGCAGTAGCCTTACTTTGAGCAATCAGCATTGCTTTAACTTGGTTGATGTCTTTAGGATTGTTTACATCGCCATTCCAATAGAACACATCTGATGCCCGAACAGGGTCAGCTTCCCAAACAAGCCCAATAGATTCCTTATCTTGTTCAGAAGCTAATCTAATCCAATTTGCTGGATAGCGAATAAGTGAATCGCCATCACCAACTGTAAAAGGCGTATCAAGTTGAATTACTTTATTACCAATCTTAAAAGGCATTTTAAGCTCCTATAAATTTATTACTTTTACTTCTGTTATCAAAAGATGACAAATACTGTAGATTTGTCTCTATATGTAGTCCACAAACATTGCTGCCTTGTAATGGAATGATATGGTCTACATGAAACCCTTTCGGTCTATTCATGTATATATCTTTAATTGCTTGAACATTAGCCCATTTCGGCATTTGGTTTTTTTGCGCTTTGTCATATTTTGTAGAATTAAATGTTTTGTATTCTTTTGTATATGACTGCCCATGAGTTGTATTAAGTTTGGTTAATGTTTCTTTGGACTTTTCTTTTCTAAAGCATCCACAAGATACAATGAGTTTTCTTCTTAAATTTGTTCCGCTAATAACTTTTGATTCGCCACAATCACATACACAAAGCCATAGTAAATTACTATATTTATCTTTACCGCAATCAGAAATGACAGTAATTCTACCAAACCTATAGTTTGTAATGTCTTTTCCTTTATTGGTAATTAAAGGCATATTTATATCACCTAGCGTTAGCAAACTTCGTTGGCGTTTCGGCAAAAGCAGCATATATTATAGTATTACCGCTTCCGTTGATACTTCCGCCAGTATTGCGAACTTTAACACCGTTAGATAGATAATCGAAGCGATTAGATGCGACACCTTCTGCATCTGCTGCGTTCGGAAGAAGGTAATTATCAGTGGTGTTGAAAGTATTTCTGGAAGTATCGTATACCTCCCAAGCACCGCTAACAGATATATTCTTAAACATCACATACTTCGGCTTGAAACCCAAATAAATGAAAGGGCCGTCAGTAGAACCATTGCCTGTATAGCTACCAAACTTAGAGTATCCAGCTACTTCTGCAAAGCAGTAGGCTACATAAGTGCAAGCTGTTTCATTGGTGTTGCTGTTAGTTGATACTCCGTTAGCAAGAGTAAAAATGGTGGAATTCATTGTTCCTAATCCACCGCTTGTAGTTCCGCTAACAGCAAACTGAGCATCTGTAGTGTTTAAATACAGGTTGTTACCCGATGTCAAACTTGAGTGATTTACCCACCAGTTATTTGATGTTGCATTAGTAGTTCTAGCTTTTAAAATTACCATCTTAGGAGCAACACCAAGTCCATGCCCTACAGTAGCATTAGATACTCCTGTGCCAGTATAGGTAACAATACTAAACCCAGCAGATGTATTAGCACTTACTGTAGATGTAATAGTTCCACTTGTATTAGATGACCCTACTCCGTTAGCATCCCAAGCCCATGCAACATAAGTATCTGTATTGGTATTAACTTGTGCTAATGCGCCAACAGTAAAGCCGTCAGAGTTTAATGCGGTTAATCCTGTGGTTTCTGTGGTTTCTGCGGTTGTTGTATTGCTTTCTAATTGTTTCTGAACGCCTCTTACGGCATCGTACAAAGCATGGTCAGCAGCACCACTTCTTTCTTTAATCCAAACTAAATCAGGCTGAAACGATAGCCCTGTTACATTTAAACTAGAGCCTGTGCCTGTGTATAACTTAGAATCAAAATACTTATTAGCCTGTGAAGATGCAGTAGCACCAATCGTAGGAGTAGGTAAGTTAAATGTGTTTAGTGCTACAAAGCCTGTAGGTGGAGTGTAGGCGAATGGGCGCTGACCGAAATTATATGCAGAAGATGTGCCGTTATATTCAGAACCAGCAACAACAAAAGTAATTGTGCCTCCTGTCCAAGTAAACGCTGTTCCTTGACTTGTATTGTTTTTATAAAATACAAGAGTTCCATTGTCAGCATCAATAGCAACACCAATTACATCGTTAGTAGTCCATGAAGCACCATAAGAAGATGCAGTTCCAGCAATAAATTTTTGTCCGTTTCTATAATATGCACAACTATTGGTAGCATTTCCTACGCTGTTTGTTGCTCCATTGTCTGGTAATGATGCATTTATAACAGGAAGTATTCCAACTCTAGGGTTGTTTGATGCGCCAATATCGTTTAGACAGGTTAGTTCCAAATACCATTTACCTGTTGTAAAAGCTATGCTACTTCTAAAATTTCCGTTATCTGCTGCATTATTACCAGTAGTTGTTAAATTTCCATTTGATAAAATTACATAACTTCCAGTTACCAATGGATTTATTACTGCATAGTTAGCAGCAGTAGCACTTGTCAGCGTAGGTACATCGGTCATACTGTCGTATGTAGCACCGCTTGTAAGGCTTACATTATTTACTGTCCAGTCGTTAGAACCAGCAGCATCATAACCTAATGCAGCGACAGAAGATGTATCTTCAAAGTCTAAATAGAATCCATTAGTACCGTATGAGCCTGTGTATGCTTTAGGAATCCATACACCTGTAGTAGCGGATGTTTCACCGAATGAGGATGGGGTTAAGGATTGACCGTCAATAAAGTAAGTTTCAGCTAAATACTGGTCAGCGTGTAAAGCTATTTGAGCATCATTACCTATGGTATGCAATACAGAGCGATTCCATGCTGGGAAAGTAGCATTTTGAGCAGGATAATTTGTAGTGGCTAAAGATGTTACTTGAGAGCCGTTGAAATATATCCTGATTCGGTTTGCTGCGGTTGCTTGGGTAGTATCAATTTGAACTACTACATGATACCAAGCAGAAGGGTCACGATAAACGGAAGATGTTTTTACATAAACAGTTCCAGAGCCTTCATAAAAAACACCAAAAGTACCATCCGAATTAAATCGAATAGCATCTGTGGCTGTAGGCCCAGTTTTTACTGCACTAAATAAATAACCGTCAATATCTAATCTTCCACGCTTTACCCAAGTTGAATAGGTAAAAGTTGTTAAGCTGCCACTACTAGCTGGGGTACGGCTCAAATAAGCGGATGCGCTATTACGAAAGCGCAATGAGCGAGTAAGGTTATACGCTGCGCCTTGATTGCCAGATGCGCCAATAAGAGGCTGAGAGTTAATTACACTCATTATTTACCTTAACTGTAGTTAGCTGTAAATACACAATGGATAGAACCTGTAGTACGAACTACATAATCTATGCGGTCTACAGAACTGGCTGCGGTAGAGAGCGTTGGCGCTGTTCCTCCAATAAAGTCGTATTGATTACCATAGGCTAATGTTCTGCTGCCTGTAGCGTCTTGAACGATAAAGATAGAGCCTGACTGACCAGCAGTTAGGTTGGTAGGATTAGCTAGGGTACGGTTTCCACCCAATGTAAGGGTAAAGTTGTTTGAATCAGCCATATCAGGGGTAACAGTAGCCCCATCGGTTAATGTAGTAATTTCGCCTCGTTGGCCTTTTGTAAAGGTCTGAGCCGTATCAATACCAGCATAATCTACGCCAACAGTAGCGGTAGTAAGCGCAGATGTTCCGCTACCCTTAATAATGCCTGTTAATGTAGAAGCGCCTGTACCACCATCTGCTACGGCTAAATCGGTAATGCCGGTAATAGAGCCACCAGTTACTACGATAGAGGTAAAAGTAACGCCAGTAATCGAGCCACCAGTAATCTTTGGGGCTGTCATGGTATATGTGCCATCCCTAATCCCATCGCCAACATCACGAATCTGCGCCATCATATCTCGCATCGTATCGTTTACGGCTGATGGCAACATTCCCTCTGGAGCGCCATTAGGAGGTGCAGAGTTATTATCTGCTGGGGTAAGGGAGTATTTTGTGTAGGCCATGATTTTCCTTAATTATAACTATATTATGTTATTCTGATAAGCCAAAAGCAGCACCATATCCAATACTTAGCGCTTTCTTTTGCAGTTCTTTGCTTAATGGCTCTACAGTTGTCGTAGATGCTTTTGTAAGCAGTCTTGATGCTAATTTAGGGTCTAACATAGATTGAACTAACAATTCCCTAATTTGATCGTCTGTGCCGTTATATAACCAGTTTAGAGGCGCAATGGTTTTATTAACGATTGGCGGTACTTCTCCAAACATTTGCTTACCAATAATGCCGCCAATAACATTGGCTGTAGACAAATTCTTAAATGTATCTGATCCTGGCACTTTGCCGGAACGGTTTAAAACGCCTGAGTCTAAATCACGACCTACCTTTTCTAATACCCTAACTTGCATTTCTGATAGTTGAGTATCTTTTGCGGTAGCACGAATAGCCCTAGCAAATGATGGCTGGGAGATCATAAAATCGCCAACATTGATTGGGTCAGGAGTTGTGGACAAAACCTTAGACCTAAAGGTTTGTGCCTCACCCATGCGCTCAATACCCTTACTAGCCTGTGAGTATTTTCTTAAATAGTCTTTATAGCCAGGCGCAGATGCATCAATAACATCATCCACAGAGCGAATAACATTCTCTAATTGACCTTTTGCTTGGCTATAAGCAGAGCCTTCTTTATCTAGTAAGCCTTGTGCTGCGGCTCGTAAGTCTTTTCTTACTTCATATAAAGACTCAACAGAATCAGCCCGATTTACAGAGTTTTTAGCAAAATTCATTGCATTGATTACTGTAGATCGTTTGCCAGCAGGAGAAGCCAAAATATCGTCAATTTGCTTGTTTACAATTAACGCAGTAGCAGACTGGATTTGCTCTGGCGTTTGTGTAGATGCAGCAAAAGCAGCCTCACGCATAGGAGCAGTAACTTCATCTCGTTTTGCGATTGCTTGAGTTACAGCGTCTTGATCTTTAGCCATACGGTCTAGGATCGTCATACGAGCTTTGTTTGCTTGCGATGCTTGTGCGGCAAATTGACCAGTAGTGTCCATTCCACGAATAGCGGTTTCAGCAGAGATAAGACCTACATCTCGGCTTGCTTGTGCGGTTGTAGGTGTATAGCCTCCTATTGGCGCTTGAAACTCCTCTAGGCGCTGTGCTAGTCCTTGTGGCCTATTTGCTAATTGCTCTAATACCTTGCCGACAATCGCCTCTCTGCCACTTGCGGTAAATGGCCTTACAACCTCTTTGCCTGCTCTGCTTAATACTTGTGCGCCACCAGCCATACCACTAGGCGCTACCATGCCGCCAAGCATTGCTAATCCAGCTTGACCCATGCCTCCTACATCTGCGTATTCACGCCCAGCAGCAGAGGCTAAAGCACCACCGCCAGCAGCCGCAGCTTGTAAAGGCACATTTTCAGCAAAGAATCGAGCCAATGCTGGGGATTCTACTCCGGCTGTTTGTGCGGTTTGCATACTGCGTTGTGCTATTGCAGCAGGCGCAGCTACACCAAACCCAGCCGATGCTACATCTTGAGCAATCTTTTCTTCTTTTGTAATAGGCTCAGGCAGTCCAGCAGATGTAAGTAATGTCTGCATAGATTTACTAGCCATTGGCAGATTGCCACCAAACATATTGATAAGTTGGTTTAAAGCATCTCCAGCCATAAGTGGCAAACCAGCAGCGCCAGTAACACCTGCTCTAGCCGTTAGTCCTAGTTGGCGTGGGATTTGTTTTGCGGCTTCTGCTGCGCTTTGCGAAATTCTTTCAACAACAGATTCTTCTTTTTTTGTTGGTTTGTCCACGCCAGTAGACCGCAATGCAGCAACTCTAGCCTTTAATTCAGGAGAATTTGGATCAACATTATCTGGAATATTGTCAATCGTTATTCCATCTTCTGTAGTAATGGAATATGACATATTAGTAGTTCACCTTAATGTTTTTGCTTGGCATCTTAGCTGGCGCACCTAAGGCACGATTAGCGTCTAAACTATACGCAGAACCCATTTGCTCATACTCTCCACGCTTTGCGTTATAAGCAGTAGTGGCTGTGCCAAATAATTCGCTAGACAGTTTTTGGAAGTCTTTGCGCTGGTCTGGAGTTAATTTAGTTCCATTTATACGCATTTGTGCGTAATTTGCAGCACGATCTAAAGCGCCTGATGCTGCCATTGCCATACCTAATTCTGACTCTCGAACTACTGAGCCTGGGTCAAGTAACTTCATAAACTTAGTTGCTGCCGCCAAATCGCCTGCTGGACTTGCTGCTTTTAATGAGTCTGAAATTTGACCATAAGCAGATTTCATTTCAACAAAAGCCTTATAAACAGGCTCGGCTGCAAAAGTCTTTTTAAGGGTCATTTCGTTATCAAAACCTTTTTGACCGCCAGTCATGTCTAAAATAGTTTTTGGCGCTCCAGCAGATTTTAACTGCATATAAGTTTGTTTTTGCTCTGGAGTTAATTGCTGAAATGCTAATGCTGATCTAATATCAGAAGGGGTTTCTGCTGCTTTTGGAGTTGTTAGCTCAATAAACTTAGCAGGGTCTGTTTGGCGCAAGAAGTCTAGTGCTGCACGATTAGCAACCGCAGGATCAACTACATTAGTCATTGGCAGATTGCCACGCAATGCGCTTATGGTTTCCGGCTCTGCCATTGCGCCACCAAACTCAGGGCGAGAAAGCATCTCTAACTGCGAACCTACATCAGTAGACATTGGAACGGCCTGTGGTCTTTGTGTAGTAGCGCCTGCAATAGCTTGCTCATATTGTTTACGAGCGTCTTGCTTTTGCTTGTACTCACCTAACTGTTGAGCCGCAAGCATTTGCTTTAGTGTATTGTCAAACGAGGTCTGATAGCCACCAAAGCCTGCGCCTAATGCGCCAGCCAAAGCCTGACCTGTGCCGATTGGTCTAGGTTGTTGGCCTGATGCGCCTAGCAAAGCAATTAAAGCACCAATGCCGCCTTGAGTCAAAGCATTGCTACGCATTTGCTGTGTTTGTTGCGGACTTAGCGCATTAGAGTAATCTGGCGGTGAGCCTAATATTGCGGAAATAAAATCTTGAGCCATAATTTATCCTAGTAAAGATGTTCTACTAATTTGCCTTGGTGCTAGTAAATCTATAATTGGTCGGTAATCAACTTGACCTCTTGGTGCATAAGTGCTGCTACCTGCTATTTGTGGAACAGGTGGCCGTTGTTGTTGAGCGCCGCCACCTAGCAAACCTATACCACCCATTGCGCCTAATTGACCTAATGGTGTTTTTAATATGTTGCCAAGGCTAGACAAAGCATCGGTAAGGTTCATGCCTGTTGGTGGCGCAAAACCATCTATACCAATAGAGCTTGCTGGAATAGCGTTACCCATAGCATCTACGGCAAATTGACCTGGGCCAGCCGCCATATAGGTAGCGCCCATAGTTGTGCCTAAAGTGCCGTTCCCAACCATTACCCCTGCTGGCAATGCTCCAGTTAATCCTACGCCTGGTATAGCGGTAGACATAGCGCCTGCAACAGCCCCAGAACCAGTAAGCGGTGGCACTAATGTGCCAAATGCAGAAGGTGTATATGGTGCAGCGCCAGGAATAGTTGGAAGCGTAAAATTAGCGGTATTTAAGGCGGATGCTATTTCTGGTGCAACTGAAAGAGCGCCTGGCAGAGCAAATGAAGCACCAGTAAATGTGCCTGGATTTAATCCAGCAGCCAACATATAGGCCTCTAAACTACCGGCAGCAGCACCAGCCCCAGCAGCACCAGCCCCAGCCCCAGCGCCAGCAGCACCAGCGCCAGCTAAATAAGGCGCAGCAAGAGCGCCACCAGCTAAAAGAAACGGAGCAAGGTATCCATACTGGTTAGCAAATCCAGCCAACCCACCTTGTTTTGGTGTTGGCGTAAAGTGTTCAAAGTTGCCGACTACATTTTCGTAAGCCTTATTTAAATCAACACCGCTTTTTTGAGCGTATGCCCTTGCCTCTGGTGAGGTTGTAACTGAATTTGCAATCCAAGCAAACGCATCAGGATCACGATTTAATAAATTAACATTAGCTTCCAAAGTTGTGGCATCAGGAATTCTTCCTAGTGCGGAAGCATATAACTGAGTAACGCTACCTGCAAAATTGTTAGGATCGTTTGCTCTTAACTCTGGCGAAATATTAGCGACTGCTTTGCTTTGTGCTTCTTGGCTTGTGCCAATCTGCCGAGCCACTTCACTAATGTCGTAACCAGCAAGCAGTAAGTTTTCCCAGTCTTTAGCGCCAGCATCAGGACTACGACCTAAAATGTTTTGATATAACTGCGCTACCTGTGCTTTTGCTTGTGCATCACTTATTGAGGGTGAAGATGATGAATATGATGGCTCAGATGGTGAATATGAAGGAGCAGCAGAAGGATTTGCTAATGGGCTTAATTGTGCTTCTTGAGAGCCAGCAAATGCCCCAGCCAAATCAGATGCACTAATAGCGCCTGATTCCAATAAGCCTAAGTTGTGAGCTAAACCAGCAGGGTCAGGCTCTCTACCTAGAATCTCTCTATAGAGATCAATGACATATTGTTCATCCATTTAGAACAACCTGCCTAAAGCGCCGCCAGCCAATGCGCCCAATGCAGGCGCTCCGTAACCGCCGCCAAAACCAAAGGTCTGTGGTGCTGCTTGTGCTAATCCATAACCTAATAAGCCGCCCAACCCTGCGCCACCTAAAACGCCAACGGTTGTATTTGTTGGCATAGTCTGTGAAGAAGTTTGTGTGCCATATCCAGCCATAGGCGATCCATATACCGATGATAGGAAACCTGCTAACTGTTGGTATGGTAACTGTTGTGAGTAAGAGAAGCGCTGCATTTGCTCTTGCAATGGCTGGGATGCGATAGCCTCTCGCTGTGCGCCTACATCCATCAATGTTTGGGATGGTAGGAATTGCTGTGCATACATCTGTGGGGCTTGTGCCGCTAATGCTGCCTGCCCTAATTGAGCCTGTTGCTGTAATGCTCGTTCTGCTTGGAATTGCTGACCAGCTAACGATCCAGTAACATCGCCTAAACCTCGTGTGTAGGCTTCTGTTGCTTGACCCAATGCGCTTTCCATAGCGCCACTACCTAATCGACCTGATTTGCTATAAAGACTAGCAATGCCTGGCAGGATTTGGTTGCTAAACTGTTGCTGTAATGGGCGTGTAGCCGCATCCATCATCTGTTGCTGGAAAGGATTGGCGTTTAAAAAGCCGCCAGCAGCAGTTTGTCCAATTTGACCCAATGACGAGCCGTAAGCCTGTTGAGCCTGTTGCAACATAGGATTTGCTTGCGAGGCTAATTGCTCTTGCTGTTGCAGTCCAGTTAATGTCTGCTGCGATGGGCTGACATACATTTGACCAGGAAATAGTTGTGGCTGAAAGCCGCCCAAAAACAAATTCCGAGCAGTAGATAAACCTTGCTCTAAATATGGCCTAATTGTTGGGTCAATTTGCGATTGCTGGGTGCTGGTTACTGTTGCCATTTTATTTCCTTTTATCCTACTATTACATATTTATAAGTTTTACCTGCAACAGTATTAGCTGGATGGCTAATGGTTGCGCTTCCGTTTGTTTGTGCTGAAATATATGTTTCTGTAAACAAATTGCTTGTATATCCGTTTGATGACAGATACGATACTGTTGCGATAATTGATGGCGTTACTGGTCGTGTAGGCGTTGTTCCTGCGGCAAAATGTTCAATAGAAACACCAATATCACTAGGCCGCCATGCTAACTGCACATAATCATTTTTTTCTAATGCAATGAAAAAGTTTAATGCCCCAATCATGTGCGATGGAACACCTGCGCTTTTGCGCTGAGATATGCCAAATTTACTGTTAGATGCAGGCACATTAGTGCCATTTTTTACAAACCAAACATCAATGAACTCAGGATCGTTTACTGTATTTACAAATTGAGCAGAAAACTGCACATTGTAAAGTCCAGAATAATCTACTTTTAACTTACTGTTATCTTCAAGACTAGCGCCTAACGCATAATCTGTGGTGCTAAACGACATAATATTAACTGCCGTTGTAGTCGTGGCAACTTGGTCTGTGTCATCTTGAACCGCTAAATATGGAAAAAACAATGTAGAAGATACATCGTCAGACGGTATTAAGATAATCTTTGAATCTATACCAATCCGAGCATCGGTAATCGTAGTGGTTGCTGCACCGCCTGTTGCTAATGTTACAGAACCAGTA